GTCAGCGTTAGGGGTTGACAGATCTACGCTGCACAGGGTTATGAACTCCGGGTACGTTATTAACGGCAAGCTTTATACAATCAAAAGGAAATCGAAATGAGCGCAAACAACGGCAACTACCCAGCAATGCCGCAAGAGTGGGAAGCCTACGTAGAGGGCATGGAGCAAACTGGCCTGACCAAGCGAGAGTATTTCGCAGGGCTGGCGATGCAGGGGTTACTATCCGCAATTGGCAGCACTAAGTTTGAGTATGAGTTTCAGCATGAGAACTTAGCAATGGACGCTGTAGCAAGCGCTGACGCACTTTTAGCGGAACTGGTAAATTCTTAAGCCTTTACAACAAGGAAAGCAAAATGAAAGCCCACGACCTAATCCCCGGCATCGTCGGCGGAATCGCATTCTACTCAGTCTACAAGTTCGGCACAGATGACGCCGCATCAATGACGCTTGCGGGCTTTTCTGTAGCCTTTCTGATTTGCTGCCACAACGGACAAGCTGTAACCTTGAGGGCTTTCATGTCCGGCCTACTAGCTGCACCTGCCGGCCTGTTTACGATAGGCTTGCTACACATGGACATTGGCAACTATGAGGGCGGTTGGCTCTTAATGAGCCTTATAGTGTATGTTTTTGTAGGATTAGCGTATCAGGTGGGCAAGAAGTGCAAGCCGGTAAACTCAATAGTTAAACAAGGACAATAGCAATGACCGAACAAAACACAGCAATTGACATGCTTAAAGCTATCCACGACGACCAATCTGCAACCTTGCCAAGTGGTCGGGAATACAAGCTAACGACCGTTACGCACAACCAGCGGCGGCGTGTGTTTGCTTTTTTCTCTAAGCGCCAAGGCGAGATCCAGGCAGGCGACTTTTCGTTTCTGGACTCTGCGGATTTTGAGCCAGTCGAGAAAGTAATCTTAGACACTGTACTGTATGAGGATCAGCAGCTCAGCAAGCTAAAAGACCACTTTGACCAGTTCCCGGAAGACTACGTAATCTTTATTACAACCATGCTAGGGGTTTACTCATACCCTTTTTTGAAAGGGAACCTTGGCGGCTAACGGTTCCGATACCATCGCCCGAGCCCAACATCATCAAGCGTACAAACCTAAGCAACCAGGCAATGATAGAGCACGCTCTGGTTCGTCATGGTTACGGTACGCTTGCTGAGATAAGGCAGATGGACACACGAGACTTTCTTGACGCGGTGGAGTACCAAGAGATCGCGTCAGCCATCGAGCAGTACCACATGAACGAAGCTCAGCGGGCACGGTGACACGGCCCGCTGCTGTGCTATACTTGTGCGAAATGCAATCAGCATAGGCTCAATCTATGGCCGTCGTTACTGAACTAATCACCAAATTTGGCTTTGAAGGATCCACCAAGCCTCTCAAGGACTACAACAATAGCCTCGGCGAAAGCATCAAACTTCTCGGCGCGATGGGCGCAGCATTCGGTGCCGCCACCTTTGCGGTCGCTAAGTGGGCGTCTGGGGTTAGTCAGTCCCTTCAACCTCTGTTCGATCTCAGCGAGCAAACCGGCGTGGCTGTCGCATCCCTCCAAGAGTTGTCATTTGCCGCTGAACAATCAGGCTCATCATCTCAAGCCCTGGAATCATCCATTAGCGGTCTATCCGCAAAGATCGGCGAAGCCGCACAGAAGGGCAGTGAGGAATTTTCCCGGCTCGGGATTAGTGTCCGGGATGCTAACGGCAACGTTAAAGACGCCGATGCAATCCTGGGAGAGGTCGGCAACAGCTTTAAGCGGCTAGGCCTATCAATGAGCGAGCAACAGGGCTATGCCGAGGCGCTCGGTATTGATCCCAGCCTGATTTCCATGCTCAGCCAGACCAGCGCGGAGACAGATAAGCTCAAGCAGCGCGCTCGTGACCTGGGTATCACGCTATCTCCAGAAGATAAAAAAGGGCTGAAAGAATATAACGAATCCATCTCGGAGATGGATTCTGCAATGAGCGGACTTAAAAACCAAATTGCCGTTGCTATTGTGCCGGAGCTTGAAGGCCTGGCGGAGGGCTTCAGCGATTTGCTCGCTAAAAACAACGAGTGGATTGTTGATGGCGTGGAGGCAACTGTAGAGTTTGTCGTCGACTTGGTTGACGCGCTCAAAAGACTGGCACCATTTATCCTGGCTGCTGGCGCGGCGTTTACCATAGCGACAATCGGCACATCTGGATTCGCAGCAGCGCTTGGTTTTGTACTTTCTCCTGCCGTTTTAATTACCGCCGGGATTTTAGCTATCGCACTCGTTCTTGATGATCTGATCGTAGCTTTCCGAGGCGGCGATTCGGTTATTGCAAACTTCTTCGAGGAATTTTTCGGCTGGGATATACAGCCGCTGCTTAAGGATATTGTTGCGGTCTTTAAAGAGGTCGTCGGCGGGATACTGGGTGGCGCAAAAATCATATTCGATGCCTTGAAACCGATAGCGCCGTTGATTGCCGTTGTGGGTGCCGCGTTCGTTGCGGCTACTGTTGGCCCTACAATATTTGCGGGAGCACTTGCCCTGATAACATCACCTATAACCCTCATCATTGCCGGGGTAGCCGGCATATTATGGGCAGTTAATGATCTGACAAAAGCATTTCAAGGCGGTGAGTCTGTCATTGCAGACTTCTTTCAAGAGTTCCTGGGCTTTGATATTCAGCCGGTTCTGAAAACGATAGTGTCAGGATTCAAAGAAGCATTTAAAGTCGTAACAGATTTAGTTACTGGAGTGTTTAGCGGAATGGTAAAAATATTCTCAGGCATAGGGGATATATTATCAGGCAATTTCAGCGAAGGTTTTGATAAAATCGGCGAAGGCTTCATGGAAATAATCGACTCGTGGGCCGAAGCATTTAGGAGTATTTTTGGGGGAGTGTTCGATTGGCTGAAGCAAAAGGCTCTGGATATTTTGCCGGACTGGGCCGTTAAACTTATCGGCGGAGCTGGGGATGCGGTGCAGGGAGCTGCGGATATAGCGGGTGACGTGGCGTCGGGCGCTGCGGATATAGCCGGCGATGCGGCGTCGGGCGCTGCGGATATAGCGGGTGACGTTGGCAACTGGGTCGGGGGGCTTTTCGGCGGTAAAGAATCCGGTGAAGATGGAGCTCCAATGCCAACACCAGTATCTGATCCAACATCCCAGTCTCATTCGCAAGCCATGCAGCCGGGCGGCGCTGTAACGAACGTCGGAGGAACATCGAGCAGAGTGGAGCAGACCGTGAACATGGAGATCAAAACATTAGATCCCGAGCGTGCAGGTAAGGCGGCGTCCGACGGACTACAGCGGCAGCTTGAAGATACGCGCACCCAGACACGTGGCAGGGGAGGCAGCTAATAATGGCAGTCATTGGAAAGTTGACAGACTACGCAAAAAACACCGGCGGCATACGTGACTACCTAAATTGGCAGTATCCAAGCGACACCGATTCCGACTCCGAAACTGTTGGCATTGGCGGTTATACCGCATTTGCCCAGGTGAGCGAAAAATTCAGCCGCTCTGCCAAGGTGCCTACCACCTTCCTCGAAGACGGTAGCCATGTTAACGATCACATTATCAGGGAGCCCCTTACGGTCAGCATAGAGGGCAACGTATCGGACGTTTACGCGCAGCCAAGCGCACCGGTGGCCGCATTTCAAGAGGCGCAAACGCAGGTCGGAAATATCACTCAATACGCCCCGGCGCGCACGCAGGCACAGCTTAGCCGAGTATCGGGTCTAGTCAATGACTTTACCAACGCGGTTGACCGGGTGGATGCTGCAATAGACGCAACGCAGGGCGCAGCAAAGTACCTCGGGCTGCAAGACAGCGAAGCCCAAACCAATATCGAGGCGTTTTTGAAAAAAATGGAAGGTCTTCAAGCGACTGATAAGCTAATCAAAATCAGCACGTCGTTCAAGAACTACACCGATATGTACATTACATCGCTTGAGGTCACACGTGATAACCAGAGCAAGGCGATCAGTTTTAACCTGGAGGCGCAGAAAGTGCGCATTGCGCAAACCCTATTCACAAAGACTACAGCCGCTCAGAACGCAGCCATTGCCACTAACGGCCAGACTGACGGCGAGACGGACAAGGGGGCGCAGGAAGGTGAGGAAGTGGAAGAGAGCTTGTCTACCAATTTGGGGCAAATGTTTGGGTGGATTCCAGAATGAGACGACTGCAAAACATAACGGCAGAGCCTATCCAGCGGCACACTATCCTTTTTGAAGAGTCTGAGATCATCTTCACGCTGCGATTTTACCCGCGCACTCAAATATGGATGTTCGATGCGGAGTTCGGCGACACGGTGGTTTACGGTCTAAAATTATCCGTGGGCGTATTGCACATGCTCAGCCAGAATCAGCCCTTTGATTTTATCTGTATTGACCGCAGCGGAAACGGGATTGATCCATTCACGCGGCAGGACTTCAGCGGCGGACGCTGTAATATTTACATGCTGGAGGCGGCGGATATGGAGCAGCTCCGTGGAGTAGAGGTGCAGTTCTGATGACCACTCCAAGATTTAGCCGCGATTATATCCTCAGAATAACCGCCGGAGGTCTCAACATTGAGATAACGCCGCCGATCCAAATTGTCTTCGACATCACGAAGTCTATCCGGGGTGGCATTAACAAAATGAATATACAGATTACCAACCTGGCAGAGTCCAAACGATTGTCTCTTGTTAAAGATGCCGAAGAGGGCGAGAAAGTAATCCCGGTTGCGCTGTTTGTCGGTTATCAAGACCGTGTAGAAATGATTTTCAAGGGCACAGTCCAGACCGGCGGTAATGCACGGCAGGGGCCGGACATCATTACCTCGCTGGAATGCTTGGACGGCGGCAAGGATTCGCTGCATAGTTTCACCGCCCGCACGGTCGAGGGCGGGCGCAGGGCGATAGATGCGTGCGTCGCAGATATGCCACGCACAAAAATAGGCAAGATCACCGAGCGTCCGCCTTTGACGCGACCCAAGGTGCTAATCGGCAACAGTGCGCGGCTTATCGAGGAAATGATGGGACCTAATGAAACGTGTTATATAGATGATGAACAGCTTTACGCCATAAAAGACGACGAGGTTGTGAGCAGGTACGTGCCGGTAGTGAGTGCGGCAACCGGGATGATCAGCACACCAACACGGGATAGCAAACTGGTGACGTTTGAGACGTTGATGAATCCAGCTATAAAGATCGGCGGTCTTGCTAATCTTAAAAGTTCAACAGCGCCGCACCTGGACGGCATTTACAAAATTGAAACAATCAACTATCGCGGCGACAATTACGGGGATGAGTGGAAACAGAGCTGCACCGGCACCCTGGCCGCAGAGGCGAAATCTATATGACAGCGAAGCGGGAATTGACAGACGTTCTGAACGACGCCATTGGCGAGGCACTGTCCAACTTGCACACTGCCACCATTGCCAAAGTCACGGCGGTGCAGGCCAAAACCATCAGCGTCCAGCCTGTTATTAATCGCGTGGTGGCTGGCCGGTCTATTGAACTACCGGAGTTCACAATGGTTCCGCCTGTATTTATGCAAGGCGGAGGAAGCCACACAGCGTACCCGATAGCCGTCGGCGATTACTGCTTGCTGATCCTTACAGAGCGTTGCTTTGATCGCTGGTACGACGGGGCAGATTTTCAAAGCCCAGCTGAATTTAGAATGCACGACTACAGCGACGGCCTGGCGATTGTAGGCGTCAATCCCTTGGCCAGTGCAATTACCATACCAAGTGTAATCCAGCAGACTGGCGATACGAACCAGGATGGTGACTATACGCACCAGGGCGACCGGACGCAGGTAGGCGACTTAACTGTTACAGGCAACTTGCAAGTTAATGGAAACATTACATGCACAGGCAAGCTAACTGTGGCAACGGCAACTATCGGCGGCATAGACTTTGGTACACACACTCACAGCGGCGTAGACACCGGGCCGGGCAACACAGGAGGACCGCAATAATGCAGGTCAGCGGACTAGACAACAACCTAGACTGGCGATTCGGAAAAGGCCGCGCAGTGTACAATCGCGACTCGAAAGCTATTGCGCAGAACGTGCTAACGCGGCTACGGTCATTCAAAGGCGACTGGTATCTGAACACGCAAGCGGGTGTTGACTGGCTTCAGTTGCTCGGCAATCTTGGCACCGAGCGGCGCATCATTCGAGCCGTGGAATCAACCGTGCTGCAAACCGAGGGCGTTATTTCAATACAGCGTTTAGGCATAATTAAGCGAAACAGCAGCAGGGGTGTTACAATCGAACTTCAGTACACCGACGTTTTTACAATACAAGATTTGCAGACCCTGGAGCTTACCGCATGACATTGCCAAGATTCACGCCGGACGGCATACAGGTGCAGACCTTTCAGGAGATATACGACGAACTGGCGGCGGGCTACCGGGCAATTTATGGCGAAGATATAAACCTCGACGCCGACAGCCCAGACGGCCAAAGGGTAGCGATTGAGGCGCAGCTTGTTTTAGACGCTCAATCGTTCGGCGCTCTTGAGTACAATCAGCGTGATCCTGACTTTGCGCTTGGTCAGTCTCTTAACTCAATTATAAAGCTAGTCGGGCATCACGCGCAGGCCAGCCACGCGCTCTCAGGTGGACGTTACGATTGTAACTGATAGACCGCTTACTCTGCCAGTCGATTACACCGTAGAAGACGACCTAGGGCAGTCGTGGTCAACGCTTGCAGCCAGAACACTAATTGCCGGGACCACAACCGTCACTGTGTTTGCCGTTAACTTTGGCGCAATAGCCGCTGATCCTGACACCATCGTCAACCCTGTTACCGTTGTTATCGGCGTGCAGTCGGTTACAAACCCGGCATCGGCTACGGTAGGCATTGACGAGGAAACAGATCAAGAGCTACGCGTTCGGCGGAATCGATCACTCGAAACCCCGCAATCATCCAGCACCGGCCGAATGTTCACAGCACTTGCAAGCCTGCCAAACGTCACCGATGTGGCGGTATATGAAAACGACACGGATGTCACAGACGCAGACGGCATACCGGCGCACAGCTTGTGGGTAGTGGTTGAGGGCGGTTCTGTGGCGGCCATTGTTGAGACTATGACTAAGAACAAAACCGGCGGCAAGGGCATGGTTGGATCAGTGACTGGAACCTTTAGCGAGTCGGCGGCACGCCCTAACGGCACAACGTTTACCATTGTTCACAGCATGACGTTCGACCGGCCTGTTGATGTGCCGGTACTTGTGCGGTTAGACGCCACCAGAAAGGATGCCGCGAACCCGGTAGACGAAGCGCTTATAAGTCAGGCTATTGCAGCGAGAACTTTTAATATCGGTGAAAACCTATTGGCTGGCGACCTGTACCGCTTAGCGTTTAACGCCGGCGAAAGTTTCATACCAACGAATTTAGAGATCAGCCGTGACAGCGGGGCGACGTACACAGACGGGCGCATACTGTCAGACCTGAATGAAAAATTCAGCATTGCTGCCGGAGATGTTGCCGTAACGGAGATCATTTAATGAGCTTCGAATCAGATTACGTCAACCTGCTAATTAAGCAGTATTGGGAAAAGCCCAAGGCTAATGCCGAGATAGCATTCAAAGCCGGCGTGTGGCGCAAAACGTTTGAGTGGATTGATTCGTTTAGTGAAGAGTTTGATCTTGATAACGCGACGGGCGACAGGCTCGACATCATCGGGCGCATTGTCGGCATAAGCAGAACCATTCCACTTATCGTCCCTAAAATTGCAT